GTTCCTGCGAGCGATGTTAGCGCTCTAAATGGTACGATAACATCTCTATGGTGGGTATAGCGCAGTAGGTTAGCGCGCCAGATTGTGGCTCTGGAGGCCCAGGGTTCGAATCCCTGTATCCACCCTGTTGCGGTAGCAACTATCATTGTTGGGCTATCGCCAAGCGGTAAGGCACAGGATTTTGATTCCTGCATTCGTTGGTTCGAATCCAACTAGCCCAGCTTGCTTAAAAATTAAATTATGGGATACTAGCTCAGTTGGTAGAGCACTTGACTTTTAATCAAGTTGTCGGGGGTTCGAATCCCCCGTGTCTCACTATATGGGAAAACTCATTGCTTTTAGTGATGAGTTTTTTATTGTATTCGTATAACCTTCTCACTTAAATTTAGAGGTCAAGCACACAGAAAGTGAGGTTGTTATTATGAAACAAATCCAAATGAATCAATCTAAAAATTTATCTGTAAATGACGCTTATGATTTATTTATCAGAAAGTGTCGTGTCAAGAATTTATCCCAAGCATCTATTGTGTCATACGAGAATAAGATTCATCCGTTTGTAGATTACTGTGAAGGTGGTCTTATCAGTGCGGTTACAATCGACACAGTGGATGGATTTACCAATCATCTTAAAACAGAACATAATGTGAATGATGTATCTGTCGTATCTTATTTACGGTCTGTGAGAGCGTTCCTATATTACTGTATGGAATGTAACTACATGACCACATTCAAAATTCATCTTCCAAAAGCACAGAAGGACATTAAGGAAACTTACTCGAATGAACAGTTGGAGAAATTATTAGCCAAGCCAGACCTCAATAGTTGCTCTTTTACGGAGTTTAAGACATGGGTGTTTGAAAACTATATGCTTGCTACTGGAAATCGTCTCAGTACGGCTTTAAACGTCCATATCAAGGATATTGACTTTGATAACGGAATGATTATGTTGCGTAAGACAAAGAACCGTAGACAGCAGTTAATCCCACTCTCAGCGTCTTTATCTGAGATATTGAGAGAGTATCTTGATATTCGTGGTGGAAATCCTGATGATTTTCTTTTCTGTAATAACTATGGTGAGCAAGCCAGTAACAGAACATGGCAGACATTAGTGTATCGCTATAACATTAAGCATGGTGTCAATGTCACGAGTATACATTCATTCCGACATACTTTCGCAAAGAACTGGATTCTCTCAGGTGGTGATATTGTAAGATTAAAGACCATCATGGGACACAGTAATATTGCAGTCACGAATGAATACCTTGCTATGTTTGGTCAGGACTTACAGATGGACTTTGAAAAATTCAATCCATTAGATAACTTGAAGAACAGAAACAGAGAACAAATCAGAATGTAAAGGAGAATAATGTTTATGAAGAAATGGATCAAGGCAGATAACGGCAGAGTAACACAGGTGATTGAATTTGATGATGGCTCAAAGATAGAACTGCCATTAGATAACAATGGTAACTTGAAATGGTTTGACGACAGCAAACTAATCAAAAAAGCAAGTTAATTTCTAGGGTGACAACAACCCCCAATAAATCCCTACTGTTGTCCAAATATCGTGACAACGATAGGGATAAAAGTGGGGTAGTTGTGACACATATTAGTAATAGATAAGAGTTAATAATAGACAAGTGATACCACTCGTTTTCAACGAGATGTTATTCTTTGGATTTATTATTGTTTTGTTTTGGAAAGGAGAGATACATGAATTATGCGAATGTATTTGGTCGTACTCAGAAGCAATTTGATATGACCATGAACAGAGAAAAAATCACAGTTGCAGATTTCTTCAATTCAGATACCAAGTATGATGTATTCTTTCGCAGGAATCAGCGTAGTACAACACCACAGGGCAAGGTTAGATTCTTCTATGCTCAGAGTACACCTATTCATATTGGAACTATCTTTGTATTGAATGGAGAAAATTATATTGTAACTTCTCAGGATGGAATTGAGAGTGATATATATTTTACATCCATTGCAGTCAGAAGTGATATGACCTATAAGGTTAAGACAGATAAGGGTACTGCCAGTATTCCATTTGTTGTTGTATCTGATAAATGGACTGTTGCACATGGAACTATTACACAGTTGAATGGTGCAGTTGCCTTGTACACTGGTTATAACAGTGCAGTGGAGAATATAAAGGTGAACGACTCTTTTAAGGGATTTGGCAACTATTATAAGGTTGGGAATACCTTTAAGAATAATAATCTGTTCTATCTGTATTTGGAGCAGACGCAAGCACCGATTGACAACTACAAAATCACATATACTGGTGTAACCTCATTTGATCTGAAGGAGAGCAACACATATCAGTTGACTTATTCCGTGACCAACAATGGGGATGTTGTAGAGAATCCACATATATCATATGAATCTTCTAATGTTGAGATTGCTACAGTTGATGATAATGGTCTTATGACTATGCTTCAAGAAGGTTCAGTTGATATTGTTGCTTCATGCGGTGGTGCTACCTGTACAACAACTATGGCTATTTCAGACACGACACCGAAAGTCAATTACACAACGAGCATATCAGCATCTACAGATACAATTAAGGTTGGTGGCTCTTATAAAACACTTACTTGTCTCTTCACAGATAAAGACGGACAGGATATTACAGAAACAGTTATTGCCGATATGACAACTGCTGACTTTGTATGGACTTGCTTCATTGGAGATACAGAGTTTACGGACAATACATCATTTATCACATGGAGAGCAGGAACTTCTACCAATGGCAAGAGAATTAAACTTGGTTCTGATTATAGTTACATTGGAAAGACAATCACTATCAAGTGTACAGTCAATGGTGTAACAGCAGCAAAAGATTTTGAAATATATGAGTAACCTATAACTTGGCGAAAAAGATTTATCTCTTACTTGATATTTTCATAGAATATGATATAATATCTATGTAGAGAACATAAGTTTTGTAAAAAGTTTACAAAAAAGGGTTAAGTTTTTTATAACTTGTGTCGATATATATTATGTAAGGGATAAATCTGATAGCCAAATACACAGAAAGCGAGGAAATAAATGATATTAGATAATGGCTTGAAGATTATGAGCATTGATGCTACCGACTTATTTAGAGTAGAGGTAGAATCAACAAAGAACAAAAAGGGCAAAGAGATTAAGGTTGCAAAAGAAATCGTACCTTCTGGATTATCTTCCTATTACGATTACTATGATGAATCAAAAGATGAAATTCTTCATCTGAGAAATCCCCAGTTATTCAAAATGAAATTAGATAGCAGTATGGCACTGGATGAATTAGGTCGAGTGATTGCAGACAGACGAATGACAAAGACAGCATTTTTCAATGTCAGAAGAAAGTTAGCAACAGACCAAGTAGTTTACTTAACATTCAAATATTCTTCATTTAGAAGCACTCTCGAAGATGATAAGGATGATAAGGGCAAGGTCAAGAAATACAGGGTAGACGGAAAGACAAAAGAATCCATCAGATATATGATATATGATAAGGAAGATTTCTCTTTCAAGATTGACGATATTGAATATGTTAGATGGTGTCGATCAGGAAGTGCTTCAAGACAAGGTAAATGTTTCTTCATCAACAAGGAACTGGTTCACTCAATGAACCTGTTTACGGATTGCGGTATCAATCCTAAGAAGAGAAAAATCAATCTTGCATCATTTGAAGCGTACAGAGCATTGTTGTTATCACATAAAACAGCAAACTTAGATATTCGCCCGGAGAACATACTTCTTATCAAGGATGTAAAATCAGTATTCAAAGATAAGGTAATGTATGTGGGACTTAAAGATAAGAAACTCTTCACAGAAGAAAAAGAAATGACGATTGAAAACAAAATATGGGATGGACAATCACTGATTGATAAATCCCTGATGGGTGACTACCAAAACAAAGGAATGTTACTTCTTCGTCACAAATTCTTCAAATCTTGTTGCTTTAACAGCAATATTCAGCAGTGGTTCAAAGATAACCACATCACAGATGTTTCCCAGTTAAACGGAATTACAACAGCAAAGAGAATCGAGGACATCAAATTTATTACTACTCCAAGCAGTATTAAATATTGTAAGTTCGGAGATACCGAGAATTGGTTCTATGACTGGTTGAAACAAATTTCTAAGAAAAATATCCCATTTGGAATAGTTAAATATGAAAAGCCGACCAAATACTTTGGCGGTAAGTTAGTAAGAACACACTATCAGATTTTAAACACCTTACAGATTACAAAAAATAAAATTACAGAATTGCTTCAACAGACATTAGATTATATCGAACTGCTCAGGAAAGATCCACTTGCAATGTATCACTATTGCGAAGCAACCTCAGATGATGAGGACAGCGACTTAATGATGAATGTAAAAGCAGATGTAATTTACAGAATGATGAAACTGAATATGTCCTTCAAGGACACAAAACTTTACAAACATCTTGCGAAGAATGTAATTGAGAGTATCAGAGCAGATATTAAGTGTGGCAGGATTCTTGTCAATGGTAACTACTCAACGGTCTTAGGAAATCCAATTGAAATGCTTCAGGAGTCAATCGGAAAGTACGAGCCAGAGACAACAATAGTTGGTAAAGGAAACATTATATCAACAGCGTTCCCACAGAAACAGTTACTTGCTTGCAGAAGTCCACATATCACAATGGGAAATATTTATCTCCCACATAACACTGAGAACCATTTGGTTACAACCTACATCAATATGACAGACAACATTATGGTAATCAATTCAGTAGGTGAGAATGTTTTACAGAGAGCAAATTCAATGGACTTCGACAGTGACCAGATGATGATTGTTGACAACGATATAATGATTGATGCAGCCGTTAAGAATTATGATAAGTTCTTAGTTCCGACAACAGATATTGAACCTGATCCGAAGGAAGAGGAATACACGGCAAAGAATCTTGCAAAGTTGGATTATGAAAGCAGTGAAAATCTTATAGGTCAGATTGTTAATCTTTCACAGGTCTTGAACTCAAAATTGTGGCACGAGATGAATAAAGAAGAACCGAATCAAAGTTATATTGATAGATTGTATAAGGATGTATGTCAGTTATCTATAATGTCAGGTCTTGAAATTGATAAGGCAAAGAAAACACTGATTGTAGATAACAAAAATGAGTTGAAAGAAATCAGAGAACGATACAAAAGCAAAGAAGATGGCAAAATCGGTTATCCAATGTTCTTTAAGGAACTTGGTAAGAAAGGAAATTACGACAGCAAAAAGACATATATCTTCTATAATACAACACTTGATATGATTGGTGATGAGATTGCATACAAGACAATGACAGTTGAGGGTACAGAAAAGGCACTGCATAAAATCCTGAGAAAGCCAGATATTAAATCAAGAGATGTTGACAAAGATAAGATTAAGGCGGTCTTGGAACTCTGCGAACAAAGAGCCAAAGACGATAAGAAATTAGGAGTTGAGAAAACTCAGTTGGGTAAAAGCGAATACAACCGCATGAGAAAGCAGACCATTGAAAACTTCTTGGAAGATTTGGCAGAGATAAAGATGAATCAAGCAACACTCTACACATTGCTTACAAGCAAAGATGCAGAGAAATATGAGGACTATATCTTACAGGGATTATTGGAACTGAAATCTTCAACATTGAAGAAACTGGTCAAGACAGATGATACAACACCAACACTTGTAGAAGATGCAGCAGGAGACATTGAGATATACGGAATAAAGCATAAAAAATCGGAAGTGGCATAAAAACCACTTCCTTTTATTTTGCAAAAAAACTGCACGATTATTACCGAATTAAATTCGAAAACCCTTGAAAAAATAAGGCATTACGAGGTCATTACAACGTCCGTAATATGGAGAGAAATAACTGCATAATTTTTACGGAACGAAATTGTTGAAAATGTAGTATTTTCAATAGTTTAAGGGTTGTCAAATGAGGGTGTAATATGGAGAGAAAAAATTGCGTTTTGGGCATAAAAAACACACCAACAATCCTATGAATACATTGGTGTTCTTGTCATTAAATTTCTTTCCTATGGAAAAGCATAAAAAACATTTACAAATGCTATTATAGCAGGATAGAAAGTCAATGTCAACGATTTTCTAAATTTTTTATGCAACAAAATTTCTAGTATCTAACATAGTAATCATTTATTTATGGGACGGTGTTCTATCGTCCCTTCCTCCTCCAGTTTATAACGAGCCGAAAATTTAGCCCGTTAAAATATATCAAAAGTTTTTATGGGGCAGCCCCACGAACTAAATTCAATTTAGGGCGTACCGACTGCAACAAGAAAGGATTAAAAGATGGATATTAAAGAATTGAATTTAACAGATGAGCAGATGGCTCTTGTATCTAAATATGTTCAGTCAGAAACAGATAAGGTGCGTACAGATTATAGTGCGAAACTTAAAACTGCCAATGATGAGATTGCAAGATTAAAGCCAGTTGAGAAATCTGATGCAGAGAAAGCATTAGAGGAAAGAATTTCTGCTCTCGAAAGTAAAGAGAAAGAACTTGCTAATAAGGAAAAGTCAATGACGCTTGCAAGCAAATTAAAAGAGAAAGAACTTCCAGAAGGATTAGCACAGTTCTTAAATGTCGGTGAGGATATGGACAAGACCATAGAAGAGGTAGGTGCATTATTTGGTAACTACTTTCTCAACGGATCAAACAAGCCATCAAATCACCAGACCTCAAAAGGAATTACAAGGGAAGATTTTAAGAAGATGGGATATGCAGAGAGGGCAAAACTTTATGCAGAGAATCCTACACTTTATCAAGCATTGAATAAGTAGGTGGTGATGACCACTTATCAATGGGAAAGGTGGTCTAATGGACGTAAATACAATTCAAACATTGATTACTTCTGTTGGCTTTCCTATCGTCTGTGTGCTTGCTTTAGGATGGTTTATCTATAAAGCATTTGAGAAGTTCACAGCACAGTCAGAGAAGCGTGAGGAAAAACTTTACACTGTTCTGGCTAATGCACAGGAAACCAATGAAAGATTATCAAAGACAAACGCTGAGTTTGTAACGGTATTGAATACATACAAATCTGACCTTGAAGAGATTAAGTCAGATGTATCGGAAATTAAAGAAAATATGAAAGGTTAAAATGGTGAAAATTTATGAGTACAATTAACACTAATGTTATTGTGCCTGATGTATATTCTGCTCTCGTAAGAGAAAAGATTACAGGCAAGTGCAAGGTAGCACAGTTCCTTGTAAACTTAGGAGAACTCCACGGCAAAGTCGGTGAGACATTAACTATGCCTAAGTGGGGCTATATTGGAGATGGTAAGGATTGGGATGTTAATACTCCTATGGATGTAACACAGATGAAGCAGACATCTACAACTGCTACAATCAAAGCAATCCAGGCACCAGCCGTAAAAGTTGCAGATTATGATTCTGAGGTGGAACTTGGTAACGCTATCAATGAAGCAGCAGAACAGCAGGCAATCGCAGTGGGTAGAAAATATGATACTGATGCTATTGCAGAGGCATTAAAGTCCCCACTTAAATATAAGTTAGGTGCTAAGAACACTGTAACACAGGACGAGATGATTGCAATTCTCGGTCTTTACGGTGACGACAGAGACAGTGCAGATTTTGATGCTATCGTTATCTCATCTCTCTTTGCACCATCTTTCTATAAAATGGATATGTTCACTTCTCGTGAGAGAACAATGACAAAGGATGGTAACGGTATTGCAGTAAACGGAGTGATTGGTGAATTTCTCAACATTCCAGTTGTTTTATCTGACCGTCTCTATGATACAACAAATACAGAAGGATTTATCCTTGTAATGAAGAAGAACGCTATCTCTTACATTCCAAAAGAGAATCCATTCGCTGAAACTGCAAGGGATGCATCTCTCAGACAGACAACAATTTACTTATCTCAGTTTTACGCTATGGCTCTTACTGATGATACAGCAATCGTTGTTGCTAAGACGGTATTACCTACAGGTAAATAAAATACACATAAAAAGAAAACCAAAAGAAAGTAAAGTTTCATTGGGAATAATTTGAATAATTATGGGGTGACTTATATGTGTATAGGTCGTCCCATTTTTTGTAGAAAGTGAGGGATAAAATGCTCAGTGGAGAACAACTAAAATTTCTAAGATATTATAATGGTAAGACACAACAGCAAGTCGCTGATTGGTGCAATGTATCAAGAAGATATATCATTATGGTTGAACAGAATGAAGAAAGATTATCAGAGGAAACATATAATGCTTTTATCAACTGCATCTATGGCATTGGAAAGCCACTGCCAAAAGAACCAAGACCAAATCAGACCAGTAAAAAGAAGAAGTCAGGTGACGACTAATGGGACTGTTCAGTAGAATATTTGGCGGTAAGTCCATTAGGTCTGCTGCAACTTCCGCATCATTTCTTGGTGCTTATCGTGAAGCAGGTGGACAATCTTATTCAGGCGGTGGATGGGGATTAGACAGATTCAACAGTATTATAGATGCTCATTCATCTGTAGACGATATGATAGAAGAATGGGGACTTGCTGATGAAGGTTGTCGGTATCAATCCCTAGATGGATATTCTAACCCATACACCCAAGCATACCGTGAAGAAAGAGAACGTGCAGAAGAAGAAGTAGAGGTTGATAAGATAGTTGGGATTCCACAAGTATTACGACCTCATGTATCTAATCGCAATCTGAAGGTGTGGCAGATTCCCAAAAAGGGAATACGCTATGTTCTCGGCTGTGATGTTGCTGAAGGTCTTGGCGGTAAGAGAGATAGTTCTACCATTTATGTATCGGATAAGGATGGTGTACAGGTTGCTCAGTTCAAGTCCAATAAGGTAAAGCCATACGAATTTGCGGATATAATTGATGCAATGGGTAGATGGTACAATAAAGGATTGCTCGTGGTGGAGAAAGCATCAGGCGGTCACAGTTGTATTGAGAGATTAAGATACGACAAGAAATATATGAATATGTACAAATATAAGTGCTATGACGAGTTCAAGAGAACCATTTGGAAGGTTGGATTTGATACCAACAACAAGACCAAGAGTATTGCGGTCAATGATATGCGTGAGTGGTTCGATAAGGGACTGATTGACATACAGAGCAATGATTTACTGGAAGAGATGAAAACATTCGTTGCAGAGGATAACGGAGCATTTAATGCCGTTGTGGGTTCACATGACGACCTTGTGAGTGCTTGTTGGTTATGTATTGCAGGAATGAAATCTGCTTTCTGGTATCCGTTTTAGAAAGGAGAGACAATGGACAGATTAGATTATTATATTGAGAAACAATATGGCAATGATCCTAAGTGGTTTGAAGAGGAAATCATTCAGGGCAGCCATGCACAGAGGATAAGTAATGTTATTGCAAATAGAGATTATTTAAGTGGCAGACATAAGGTTTTACTGCGTCAAGACAGCCAGTATAAGGGTAAGACATTAGTTGTTAATAAAACAGTGATTAACTATGCTAAGACCGTTATTAAGTTCCATAATACGTTTTTATTAGGACATCCGACTGCTTTATCTTGCAATGATGAACATACGCTGAATACATTTAATGACATCTATAAGTTAGGACAGTATGCTACTGTTGACTATGAGATTATAGACCGTGTAAATAAGTTTGGTGACGCATATGAAGCAATCTATGTGGACAATGGAACGATTAAGAGTAAGGTGCTTGATAATGCTTGTAGTTATCCTGTATATGACGATATGGGTGAGTATATTGCCTTTATAGAGCATTGGACAGACGCATATACGGCTATTTCATTCTGGAATGTATATTATCCTACCTATGTTGAACATTGGGACAATGAGGGTGGAGAAATGCGTTTAACATCAACAGATAACAGTGTTGGTCTGCCTATCCATTATCATAATTTCAATGATGAGGATTATAACTTCGGTGTGGCTTTACTGAATGATATTAAGCCAATTATGGACGCATTAGAAGATGTTATGGCTAAGATGAGTGACAGTATCTATGTGAATGTAATGAATCCTATGCCTGTGGCTATTGGACAGCGTATAGAGAGTTCTATTCCTGCTGATGCAGTTGGTTATGTAATGAACCTTGATGTGGGTGATTTCAAGTATGCTAATTGCTCATTGGATTATAACTCAATCAAGTTGTATCTGGATAATATGAAGCAGTTCCTTAATGATGTGGCTTGTATGCCATCTGTATTAGGTTCTAGCACTAATATTGCGAATATCTCTGAAGTTAGTATGCAAATCTTACTGATGATGGCAAGTGTGTATGCTGATGAGAATAAGAAATGGCTCAATATTGGATTCCAGAAACGATTTGAGATGTTCAAAAAGATACTTGGTATGCAAGGAATTAAGGTGGATAGTGATGTAGAAGTCATTTACAATGTGGCTATGCCTGTTGCATCTACTGAAATGATTGCTAATCTGAAAGCACTTCAAGAGATGGGAGCAATTAGTAAGGAAACAATTATGGAAAAGACCGAATATGTCAGTGATGTAGAGGTTGAAAAGAAGCGTTTGAGTGGTGAAAATGTTTCACAAAATGTTTCACAGAAGGTTGATAATCCTAGTGAAGAAGTAGGAATTAAATAAATGTTTCACGGAATGTTTCACGAGTGAAGTTAAATTAGCGTCTATATGTGGTATTTCTAGTAAAATATGCACACTATATATAGACGCATTTTGCTTTACAGACCACTAGGTTTAGTGGCTAAACGCATCAAAACTGGACAAATTGACAAATCCAACAATAAATTCGGTCTGATTTGCGATATGACACTGTACTGTGCTAAAGTAATTTGAATTGTAGATACATCAGACACAATTCCATATCCATCAGGCAGAAAACAATGGATAATAGTGTAGTATTGTACACTCTTCCAAACTGGTGCTACGGTATTTCCACATTTTTCCGTGGGATTAGGGGGTATCAGATGGGGATATAATCAGAAGAAATCTCGATTTCTTGACTTACATTCACTTGACTATCAATCAAGTGAGCGTTTTAGGGGTGATTTGAGCCGATTTTGGGGTTAAATGTGACCAGATGTAGGGTGATAGAGCCGATAATGTGGCTGTACTAATCCATTGTGCAATATGTACAAAGGGGTGAATGAATGTTCGTTGTGCAATACAGAGAAAATACAGTGCTATTTTTGTGCAAAGTGACGGAACAATTCAGAGCAAATTTATTTAAAGATTTGTGAATTTCTGAAAAAACTTCAAAACAATTCGACTTATTGTCAGACAATTCAAATGTTAAATTTTTGTGAATTTTTTGCGTTACCCCTTGACTTTAAAAAATTTTTTCCTTAATCAGAAAAATCCCCACAGAGCAATTTTCAAAGGTGTCATTTCGCTACCTTAGAACAGGGTCTTAAAAATTTTATGACTCCGAATAATTCGGAATCTAAACTACCGAAACTTTCGGAAGCCATAGGAGAGGTTCAGCCAGACCTAACCCTGCGTCAAATTTGACGAACCTTTGCAGAATTCTTCAACCCTTCCAATCGGACTAATCATTGTTGTATCATCTTGTCACAACCACCACGAAATCGTAGACGTTACACAGATAGTGTGTACCCATGAGATACCGCAGAAGTGGCGATATGTATTTGATTAGCCATATCGGGCGAAAAAGTTCGCTTGTTACAGTACAGAATTGCACCGTGAGATTATCCCCTGTTTGGCAAGTGGAAATCAACGACCACGAAATCGTGGTCGGTAAAAAATAAGATGTCCAACATCAGGACACCTTACTTTCTTAATTTATCTACTAACTGTGAAACCAGTTCCACGGATTCATCATCAAGACCAGTAACATCTACATTCCTCTTATCAGTAATTCCTAAGAGATAATCTGTAGATACATGGAATATACGAGCCAACTTTATCAACGCTTCATATGAAGGATAACGGCTACCAGATTCATAGGATGATACAGCACTTATGGCTAATCCTATTCTATCTGCTACTTGCTTTTGAGTTAATTTCTTCTCAATTCTGAGAGAGCGTAATTTTTCTCCCATGTTCACCAACTGTATCACCTACTTTCACTGATAGTGTATCAATTAGTGTTTCCATATTGGTGAAATGAATTTCTATATTACAGAAATTTTTATTGAAAATGCCTACAGTTAATGGTACAATTTATATAACATCTAGGAAATTAGTACAGTGATTTGAAAGGGGGCTATTTTTATGAGAAAGAAATTTATCAAAGGAATTGTTCTTACATTAACTTGTGTAGGAATGATGGGCTTATTTACGGCATGTTCCAGTGATGATGAGTATAGAGATACTTTGAATAGTGGTCTTGATAAATACTATAATAATGAAGACATGACAAAACAAGAACATGATGCTGTTGAAAATTTCAATAATTGGAAAGATAAACAAGGCGAAAAAAAATACAGCGATTGGGACTGATTTCAATATTAAAATAAGAAAATAATGGATTGCCAAAACGAAGAGGTCTACCTTAAACCAAGGTAGTCCTTTTTTATTGCATATAATAAAGAAAGGAGACACACATGAAAGTATTAGATAGATTAAAGATGGAGTTATCCAATCAACAGTATTTCTCTGACGAGCAGTATACACAGTTTCTTACAGAGAACTCATTAACTCCGACAGATGAATATGATAAATCAACAATGCAGAAATCATTACTGTTCACTGTTGTTGATGTACTGGAAGCCGTTACAAATGATATAGATTTAATGACAGGTATCAGTACAGAGTTCTCTAACATTGGACAAGCGTATGAGTTCTTAGAAGCAAGAATACAACAGGTGAAAGATAAGATTGCAGCCATTCCAGATGAGAATGAGGACTATTCTTGTTTCTCACTGATGTATATGAGAGATAGAATTTAACAGTTGACACAGATGGATTTTTAGTGTATTCTATGGGTAAGTCACAGATAGTTATACGAATTATCAATAAAAAAGTTATATGAGTTTCTTGATTACAAGGGAGTTGCTTACAGTTGGTAGAGCACTTGACTTTTAATCAAGTTGTCGGGGGTTCGAATCCCCCGTGTCTCACTGAAAGATCTATAGTGGTTTGCTATAGGTCTTTTTTTGTGCTAAGAAGTATACGAACTGTTTATTTTT